TCAAGCAGGTGGTATAATGTATAGTGGTAGTAATTTTTATTTAGGTTTAGATTAACTAAAAATTTCAATTCGTAATATTTATTAGTAGTTAAAAACGCAGTTTTTTGACATAGAATTACAGAACATTTAATATATTAGGAGATAACAAAATGGCAAGTTGGAAAAAGATTATTGTTAGTGGTTCCAAAGCCGTCTTAAATGAAGTTACCGCTAGTGGTGGTATCATAACAGGTGGAGACTTAACGGTTTCTGGTGGAGATATTACATTAGGTACAACTTCAATTTTTTCGGGTGGAAACACAACATCATTAAATAACATAGACGCTATTGATGCTACTACCGAGGCAACAATTGAAGCTGCATTAGATACATTATCAAATGTAACTACCGTAGGAACATTAGACGCAGGTGCTATTTCAAGTGGTTTTGGCAACATTGATAATGGAACATCCACTTTAAATACAGGTAATGCAACCGTAGATAATTTAACAAACGCATCAGCAGTAGCAGATTCACACATTACAGGTTCTTTCACAGGTTCATTTATCGGTGATGGTTCAGGTTTAAGTGGAGTAACAGCAGCAGTTGATATTGATTCATTAAGTGCAGCAGCAATAGCACAAACAGACTTACTTATTTTCTCAGATGCTGGAACCGAATCAAAAATTACATTTAGTGATTTTGAAGATAGTATTTTCGGTAATGTATCAGGGGACGCAACCGTAGCAGCAGGTGGTGCTTTAACAATCGCAGCAGATTCCGTAGAAGGAACTATGTTAAACACAAACGCAGCAGACACATCAACAATAGAACTATCAAGTGATACATTATCAGTATTGAAAGTTCCTAATGCACTTACCGTTGATAACGCTACTATCGCATTAAATAGTGGTACAACATTTGACGGAAGTGGAGCAGTAACAATATCCGTAAAAGACGGAGGTATTGACGCTGACGCATTAGCAGCAGCAGTAGCAGGAAATGGTTTAACCGGTGGTGGTGGTTCTGCATTAGCAGTTGGAGCAGGAACAGGTGTTACTGTAAATGCTAACGACATCGCTATTGGGCAGGCAATTGGAACAGGTGATTCACCAACATTTACAAACTTAACACTTTCAGGTGATTTAACCGTAAATGGTTCAACAACTACTGTAAACACAGCAAATCTATTGGTTGAAGATAGATTTATCTTGGTAAATAGTGGTTCAAACGCTACAGGAGATGGTGGTTTAGTTGTAGGTAGTGGTAGTTTACAAAGTGGTAGTACATTTATTTGGGACGATTCAGCAGATAGATGGGGTACACAACACGATACACAATTGAAACACGATGCGACAACATCAGCACCAGAAGCTTACGCTTCTTTATATGTATTAACCGCAAACACAGGTTCAGCAACATATACAGTAAAAGGTAATATGAAAATCGATGACACAACAGGAGATATCTTTATATACTCTTAATGTCAAATGAACTTTATAAGGAAGGTTATAATGGGAATTGTAGATAAAATACAAAACCAAAACGGAAATAATATAAAAAATGTTCAACTTACCGAACAAGAAGTAGAATTTTTACTTTTCTTGTTCGGTGAGTCTATGATACCTGGAAAAAGACTTGCAGAAGCGGTATCAATTATTGAAAAACTGCAAAACACATACAAAGACTTTCAAAAAGAGAAAGCATTAAAATAACTTTATTGGCCTTGATGTGGCAATCAAGGAAGTGGGCTCAACGAGTAACCAACCATAAGGAGAAAGAATAAATGCCAAGTTGGAAAAAACTTATCACAAGTGGTAGTGCAGGTTCACTATCATCTTTATCATTAGACACAGCTCTACCGGTATCTGAAGGTGGAACAGGTGCTACATCACTAAATAATTTAATTACTTTAGGAACTCACACAACAGGAAATTATGTCGCAACTATAACTGGTGGAACTGGTGTAAGTTCTACCGGAGCAACATCAGGTGAAGGTATTACACATACACTTTCTATCGGACAATCAGTTGGAACAAGTGATACCGTAGCATTCGGTAGAGTTAATTTGGGTTCTACCGTAGGTTCTACATTTATAACTGGTGACCCAGTAATGACTGCTAACGGATATATAATGGCAAAGGCAATTGTCAATACATCAGAAACTGGAACATCACCAGCAGCTATAACTTTTGGAGATGGTTCAACACTTGGTTCAGACCAAATATCATTAGTAACAAATGGACAAAATGCAATTTATATTGATTCATCTCAAAATGTCCATATACCAAATGGAGATTTAAGAGCAACTAATGATGTTATTGCATTCTATTCATCAGACAAAAGACTTAAAGACAATATCGTTCGTATAGAAAATCCATTAGAAAAGGTTGGTAAAATAGGTGGTTATACATTCGATTGGAACGACAAACAAGAAACTTATACAGGAAAAGATGTCGGAGTAATCGCACAAGAAATACAAGAAGTTCTACCAGAACTCGTAACCGAAAGAGATAATGGATACTTAGCAGTTAAGTATGAAAAAATCGTTCCATTATTAATCGAATCAATCAAAGAATTAAAACAAGAAGTTGATGAAATCAAACAAAAATGTGATTGTTTGAACAAATAACTTTATATTTATATATAATTAGAAAACCAAATGGAGTTATAAAATGGCAAAAGCTAAAACAAAAAAACAAGAAGTAATCAAATTCACACAGGAAGAAATCAACTCATTAAATGCTTTAAAGTTAAACTTTGAAAGACTACAAAATTCATTAGGTGCTATTGAAATAAATAGAATCCAAATGGAAGCTCAAATGTCAGGTCTTGAAGATGAAAAACTTAGACTTGAAGCAGAGTATTCTAATATTAAAGACCAAGAGTCAGAATTAGTAAATACTTTAAATGAGAAGTATGGAAGAGGACAACTCGACCCTACAACTGGTGTATTTACACCACAAAAATAATTCGCTCACAGAGTGATTTTGAGAAATTTATTTGATATTTATACATACCAAATAAAACCTAATTAGGAGAAATAAAATGGCAGAAAGAGTAGTAAGTCCTGGTGTATTTACCAACGAAAAAGACTTATCTTTCTTACCACAAGGTATTGATGGTATTGGAGCAGCATTAATCGGACCGACATTAGACGGACCGGCATTTGTTCCGACAAACATTAGAAACTTTGGTGAGTTTGAAGATATTTTCGGTAAAGAAACTCAAGACTTTTATGTTCCATTTGCAGCAAAACAATATTTAAGAAACGCTGGAAATGTAACAATCGTTCGTGTTATGGGATTAGGCGGATACGCAAACAATACAGTAGCTTTAAGTGTTAGTGGTTCAACAGGTAAATTTGTCCTGGCGACACTAAAACCTTCACGAGGCGCAGCAGACCCAGATACTTTAGACTTAACAACAACCGCACTTAGTGGTAGTGTCAATACAAAAGAGAATTTTGGTCTTACGATTGGCGGAACATCATATCAATTATCATTTGATTCAAGTTCAGCAAACTATATCGGTAAAGTATTTAGTGAAGACGCACAAGACAATACAAAAAATGTTTACTTGTATTCTAATCTTTTACACACACAAAATGTAGTACATTCGGCATCAGTAGTTTTCGTAACGAATGCTGCTACTGACCCATTTTCATCGAATTATTCGGTGGCAACAACACCATCAATCACATCACAACTTGTAAGTAATTCATCAACAGAATTATTTAAAGTTAACACTCGTTCACACGGAACAAGTCAAAACACAAGATTTAGAATCGGTATATCAGATGTTAAACCAGCAACTGATGTAGCAGGAAGTGATTATGGTACATTTAGTTTACAAGTTATTAAACATAATCCTGGACAAACAGATGACGGAGATATTTTAGAAAACTTCTCTGGATTAAATTTTGATGAGGATTCAGTAAACTACTTACCAAGAGTAATTGGAGATACCTATACAACAATAGACGATTCAACAGGAAAATTAACCAATAATGGTGATTATCCGAATCGTTCAAAATATGTATACATTTCTGATTATGGTAATTTAACAGGAATTGCAAAAGAATTAGTTCCTATGGGATTTGGAAAGGTAACTTTACCACACAGAACATCAGTAGTAAGTGGTTCAGCTTCTTTCCCAACAGCATCATTACTTGGACTAACACAAGCAGCTTCATCAAGTCAGGTAAATTCAAGAGGAACATTTGACCAAAATGCTTTCTATGGATTTGACTTCGGTCAAACTGCTACAAGTTCTTTTGACGACAATAGTGAATACTTAGCACCACTACCTTCCACAGGAACAGGTACAGGTAATAATGTAACTATGAGTTTGGAAAATTGTTTTGGACATAATGACGCATCTACATTAGGTGCTACATACGCAAATGGTTCAACAAGAATCAGTTTAACAAATTCAGCACTTGGTCAAAGAAAGTTCCAAGTTCCTTTCCAGGGTGGTTTTGACGGAGATAATCCAGCAAAAGACATTAAAACTGGAACAGATATCGTAGCTACAAATTCACAAGGATTTGACTTATCTGCAGCAGATAAAAGTGGTTCAGTTGCATATAAAAACGCAATTACAGCTATTTCAAATCCAGACGAATTTGACATTAATCTATTAGCAACACCAGGTGTAATTCACTCAATTCACTCATCAGTAACAAATCACGCAATTGATAAGGTTGAAGATAGAGCAGACGCCTTCTATATTATGGACGGCTCTCACTATTCAGCATCAGTTCAAAATGCTATTGATGATGTTGCGGCAGTAGATTCAAATTATGCAGCTACTTACTATCCTTGGGTAAAAGTATTGGATAGTGTAAAAGGTAAACCAACTTGGGTTCCACCTTCAGTAGTTCTACCAGGTGTTTACGCACAAAACGATAGAATTGGACAAGAGTGGTTCGCACCAGCTGGTCTAAATCGTGGTGGTTTAACAGAAGTATTAGAAGCTAAAACAAGACTAACCAACTTAGAAAGAGATGATTTATATGAAAATCGTGTAAATCCAATCGCATCTTTCCCAGGTCAAGGTGTAGTGGTGTTTGGTCAGAAAACACTTCAAGGTAAACCAAGTGCATTAGACAGAATCAATGTAAGAAGATTGTTGATTAACTTGAGAAAGTTCATCGCATCAACTTCAAGATTCTTGGTATTTGAACAAAACACAAGTGCTTTAAGAAGTCGTTTCTTGAATATTGTAAATCCATATATGGAACAAGTTCAAGCAAATGCCGGATTATCTGCATTCAGAGTAGTAATGGACGAAACAAACAACACACCAGATGTTGTAGATAGAAACCAATTAGTTGGTCAAATCTTTATCCAACCTACAAGAACAGCAGAGTTTATCGTACTGGACTTTGTAGTTCAACCAACAGGAGCAGCATTCCAAGACTAATAGGAATATTGATTAAGAAAAACCCCCAAGAAATTGGGGGTTTTTTGTTATGATAATCAGGAAGAAAAAATTTGAGAGTTTAACCACCTAACTCACAAGGGTTGTTTCTAATTTCGTGAAACCCTACATAACCCACTCGGTTCCAAATAAGTAGTCACCGAAAACCCACAACTCAATAGGTTCTTACGATTACGATATTAACACCTATTTAGGATAAATAGCAAATGTATCAGCGTATTCTGCCAATGTATTGTATTGACTTCTACGATAACCATATTGTGGTTTACTACCACCACGATATCTAATTCTATAATTACCAGTCATCATCATTTCTCTAATAACCGGATTAAATCTATACATCATAGGAATACCTTTGTAAAGAGCAACTTCACCAGGAGTAGTATTGTTGTAATTTTCAATATTTAATCTTGGTTGATTAACATTAGCTTCATACAATTCCATAGGATTATGAGCGTATTGATAATGAGTAATAGTAAATGTTCCATTTTCTACATACTCACCAGCTTCATTATAATACCCATAATTATTTGGGATTTCTCTTGTTACCAAAGTATCTTGGTAATCTCTCATATAAATACCTTCGGTATCGGTCGTTATTGTTTCATTATTTTCAATCATATTTTTTCCTTTATCAATTAACTTACACTATAATATACAAATACTATTTGTAAAAGTCAAGCTTTTTTTTAATTATTCTTCGTCGTTTTCGTGGTTATCTCTTTCGTAAACTTCTTCTTCACAATCATCACAAAGGAAAAAGCCGTCTATTTCAACACCACATTCTTCACATATTATCTCATCAATCATACTATAATATACGAATAAAAAATGACAATGTCAAGTAAAAACTTCAAAAAAACTTCTAATAATTATATTAAAATAAGTTCTTTTAAGAAATCACTTTTTTTCACTTTGTTATATTTATTAATGTAATAGAAAATTCTTATTTATAGGAGAAAGAAAGTGGCTGATTTTATAGACCCAAACGAAATATTTTTTACACCATTTGAACCAAAATTATCAAATAGGTTTATTATGGAGATTGACGGAATACCATCATTTATGGTGCAATCTTTCGCAAGACCAAACATTGAGTTTGAAGAAATTACTATACCGCATATTAATGTAAAAAGATATGTAAAAGGTAGACCAACTTGGTCAGATGTAGAAGTAAAACTATATGACCCAATCGTTCCAAGTGGAGCACAAGCAGTTATGGAGTGGGTTAGATTACACCACGAATCAGTAACAGGTCGTGATGGATATTCTGACTTCTATAAAAAAGACATTACATTTAATGTATTAGGGCCAGTCGGTGATAAAGTTGAAGAGTGGACATTAAAAGGAGCATTTATTAAAAGTGCTAACTTTAGTGATTTCGGATTTGATGCGGCTAACATAGCAGACATCACACTTACTTTAAGATACGACTACGCAGTATTACAATTCTAAGGAGAAAGTTATGTGGGCAATATTTAAAGACAACAACGAATACAACGAGAAATCAATAATTGGTTTCGGTGCATTCTCAGTAATGGTTTTATTTGCATTTGCAGATGTTGTTACTGGGCTTATGGGTAAAGATTTAGTTATCAATGATGTGGTATACAATTCTTTCCTATTCACTACATTAGGTAGTTTCGGCATCGCAGGTGCAGAAAAAGTCTTAAAAAAATAATAAGTTATTAATTCATTATTAATCAAGGAGTAAATAATGGCTGAAAATCAGTATGGTTTTCCTACTGAAGTTCTATCTTTACCATCAAACGGATTATTGTATCCGGAAGATAGTCCTTTGCGTAGCGGAACAATCGATGTTAAATATATGACTGCAAAAGAAGAAGATATCTTAACATCACAAAACCTTATCACACAAGGTGTAGTTTTGGATAAACTATTAGAAAGTATAATCGCTGACAGAACAATAAAATTTGACGATTTATTAATCGGAGATAAAAACGCATTGTTGGTCGGAACTCGTATTTTAGGATATGGTAAAGAGTACAGATGTACAATTACCGACCCTGATACTTTTGAAGATGTTGAACAAGTAATCGATTTAACTACTTTCCAAAACAAACCAATAGACGAAAAGCTCTACAAAAATGGTAATTTATTTTCATTTGAATTACCTAATTCCAAACGAGTTCTCGAATTTAAATTGTTGACACACGGAGATGAAAAGAAAATTACCGAAATCAACAAACAATATGAAAAAGCAAAACAAATAACAGGTATTGATAATAGTTTAACAAATCGTTTAAAATATCAAATCCTTTCAGTAGACGGAAACACAGACCAAAAGTTTATTGATAATTTTGTGGACAACGAATTCTTAGCATTAGATTCAAGAGCTTTCAGAAAGTATAGAGATGATATAAATCCAGATGTCGAAATGGTGTTTGACTACACAAGTCAGACGGGTAATCAACATAAAGTTGATGTTCCCATAGGGGTCGAATTTTTTTGGCCAGCCGCCGAGTAATAGGGCGGCTATCCACGAAGAAATCTTCAACATAGCTTACTATGGCAACGGATTTAATCAAATGGAATTGTATAATATGCCAGTTCCATTAAGAAAGTTTTATGCTCAAAAATTAATCGAAGCAAAAAATAAAGAATCTCAAACAATCAAAGAAGCAGAACAAGGTAAAAGACGAACGCCAAACTTCCAAAAATCTTAAAACTTGATATTTATTATTGATGAAAAAGACACTCACAAAAGAACAAAAAATAAACGAATTTATTGGAAAAGCTCTTTCTGCATTATTGAACAAAAGAGCAAGTAAAACTCTAGCTAAAGCTATGAAAAATGACCCAATACTCAATAAGCATATAAACGATATGGGTGTTAGCGCCCGTAAGTTAAAAGACTTATTAGATAAAAAATAAATTTACTTTTTTTTCTTACAACTAAATCACACAATAAAAAACTATGGCAAGAAAACCTGACTTAAGACGAAAACTAATGGACAATATGTTCAATTATAGTGACAAGTTAGATAAAACTCTAACAGCACTTGGTGTTGCTATTAGTGATGTCGGTGGTGATTTAGCAAAAATGACTAAAGGTAGTAAAGAGTATATAGCCACACAATCTAAACTTGAAGATTTAAATAAAAAGCAAGAAAAAAAACTAATAGAATTTAATAAGGTTCAAGGTAATCTGAACGAAAAGTATGGTGCGAATTTAGACCAAATAAAACTCGTTAATGATAAAGCAATAAAAATGCAAGATGGTCTGGATGTAGTTGCTAACGCATTTGGTGAAAAGGGAAATGACGCTGCAATACAACTTGAAAGATATACTGATACTATTGAAGACGCAGCTTTAGCAGGAAAGGACTTAACTGACGCTCAATCAGCAACCCTTGATGAAATAGGAACTATGTTGGGTAATATAGCTAAAGTTGGAACAGAAGATTTTAAAGCATTTGATGCTCAAGCCGTAGCAAAGAAAAGAGAGGAAATAGAAAAGAAAGGAAGTGCTAAAGACCTTGCAGCATTTGATGTCGTGGCAGATGCGGAACAAGCAGCAGACAGAACCAACAAATTGATAGGTGATACCGTAGACAAAACAATGCAATTCGGTAAAAGTATTCAAGACACCATAGGTAAAATTCCATTAGTTGGTGGTATTTTAAGTGATGTAATGGGAGAACAGCTTAAAATTATAGGGGCTACCTTAAGAAAAAATTTAGTAAAACAATTAGTAGCTGGTAAACTTACCGTAGGGGGAATAGGTAGAGCATTTAAAGCAACCTTACTTCCAATTAGAGCTATGGGTAGTGCATTAATGACTGCTACGGGTGGTTTAACATTATTACTCGGATTACTTGCCGCAGCAGCAGTTGCATTAGTTGGTTTGGCCAAAAAAGCTAGGGATTATGCAACAGACCAAGGTATAGCATTTTCACAATCAGTTAAACTACAAGGTTCAATTATGGCAGCAAAAGCTAAAATGATTGGATTAGATATGGACGCAGGTAAAATTGCAGGAGAAATGATTGAAGCGTTTGGAACTCTTGATAGAGTAAACTCAGGAAACATAGCGCAAATAGGTAAATTATCAAGAAGATTTGGTGTTGGAACTAATGATTTAATTACATTCCAAAAAGCATTTACAGATGTAACAGGAGCATCAGTTGATGTTGCTAATGATGTTGTTAGGGCAGTTGGTAGTATGGCTACAGGAGCAGGAGTAGCAGCCGGTAAAGTCATAGCAGATATAGCAGGTAATATGGAAGCGTTTGCCAGATTCTCACAAGATGGTGCGAGTGGTATGGCAAAAGCTGCTATTGAAGCAGCTAAAATCGGTTCAAGTTTAGGTGAAGTTGTTAAAGTTGCAGATTCATTATTGAACTTTGAACAAAGTATTACATCAGAATTTGAAGCACAAGTTCTAACAGGTAAAAATTTAAATCTTGAACGAGCAAGAGCAGCGGCACTTCAAGGAGATTTCGCTACACTAACGGCAGAAATACAACAACAAGTTGGTGGATTGGGTAATTTACAAGCGATGAATGTTATTCAAAAGGATGCGATTGCAGGAGCACTCGGATTAAGTGTATCAGAATTAACAAAGATTGCTCGTGGTGAAGCAACAGAAGATGAAGATTCACCAGAATTAAAAGAACAAAAACGAACAAATCAAATCTTAATTGACGGATTTACAGGAAACAAAGAAGCATTAGACAACATCGGTAAGAAGTCATCAGAAAGTTCCGGTGGTATGTTTGGAGATTTTTTATAGGATAAACTATGGCACTTATTGAATTAAAATCAAACTTATCGGCAAATCCAGATTACAATAAACGAAGTTTAGAGGATTCCAAAAGAGATAATGCCGAACTAAACCACAGAAAGTTTAGACCAGATGAAGACCAATTAATTCATAGAGAGATTGGAGACGGATATCGTAGTACAAAACTTGATGGTGGATTTGTTCGTGGTGGGGCAGGACTTCAAGCAGAACGAACCGCAGAAGATGTTGAAAGAATTGGAAAGTTTTTATTCTCACCAAAGGGTGCTTTGTTTACAATTAAACAAGGTGTTTTACAAAATCAAAACAAACAAAGAAATGCAAACATTTATGACCCAACATCAATTTTAAAAAACCTACCTTCCATAGCACACTTTCAACGACACATTAATGAAGATTTATTTTCAGAAGGATTGTCTTTAAGAGGTATAGCACAACAATTAATCGGTGGAGACGCTGATAATCAATATGTTAAATTTGTTAAAGCTAAAGGAGATAAGTTCGGTGCAAATTATGAAGATGTTGTAGATTCAGTAACTTACTTTCAACAAAAAGGAAAGAAAAAATTACAAGTTGAGTATGGAGATATGGAAGAATCAAAACTTCCAAAAGATTTTATTAAATTTAGAATTAGAGATTTAGTAAATGGTAAGTGGATTATATTTCCTGCATTTTTAACCGCAGATATAGTTGATAATTCACAAGCAAGTTATGAAGAAATAAATTATATTGGAAGACCAGACGCAGTCCATATTTACAAAAATATGAAACGTTCATTTAGTGTTTCATTTAAAGTTGTTGCTACGAACAAAGATGAAATTCCACTAATTTGGAAAAAAATAGATAGATTAAAAGGATTAGCAAATCCTGCATATAAACCATTTTTAAACACTACAAACCCAATAACAAAACAATCAGAAACCGATATATTTACAAGACCAACTGCACCTATGATTTCGTTAACAATCGGAGATGTATTTAAAAACACGGTTGGTTATTTTGACTCAGTTAGTGTAACGATACCACAAGCAAGTAATACTTGGGAACTTGAAGACGGAAGACAATTCCCACACATTTGTGATGTAGCATTAAGTTTCATACATATTGGAAATGTAACACCAACAATAGATAGTCCAAATTATGGTAGTCAAGATTCAACAGATAAAGAAGATATATTCATACCAGAAACAAAAGACAACACAGCAGCTTCACCAGAAGTAGAAAAAGATAAAGAAATTTCACAACAAAATTCAAAACCAGGGAATTAATAAGTTATGGGTAGATATGATAAATCAAAAGTATTTAGAGACAATACAGGAACTCGTTATTTAAACAGAATACAATATCCTAAAATTGAAATTAGTGATACTGATGTAACGATTGTAGGTTTGTATGGTCAAAGATTAGAAAACTTAGCACATAAGTTTTATGGAAACACAGAACTTTGGTGGATAATTGCCAGAGCAAACGGACAACTTGATGGTTCTACTTATATGGTTCCGGGAAAAGAATATCGTATTCCACAAGATATCGCCCGTATCATAGAGGACTTTGAAGAGTTGAATAGATAATGAGTGCTTTTGAAAGTTCTCACATAACCGCTAGAGTTCAAAAAGCATTATTCAAAAGAATGCTTGCAGTCAACAGATTAGTTCCTAATAGTGTTGAAAAACCAGGAGTCGGTTCAGCAGATAATCTAAAACAAAGTTTACTAACAGGACAAGCATTTATACCAAGAGATATTATTGGAGATAACAATCCATTTGAACAACAAATACTTCGTAGTGTTTTTTGTAAAATATCAGCTGATGTAGTGGATAATGATACAAAAGATATAATGAGTTTGTCAAGTTATATTACTGGTGGGCCTGGTGGAATAGGTGAAGCACTACAAGCAAATCGTCCAATTTCATATAAAGAACCAATCACACCCGATACTAAAAATTATCGTGGAGATACAGGTATTACAAGTGTATCAATAGCACAAAAATCTTATTTTTTAAACGAAATAACTATTAATTGGACTTGTCCAGACCCTATGGATTTTGAACGAAGAATACAACCAATCTTTTTAAAGCACGGAAGAATGATTTTTGTAGAGTTTGGCTTTGGTGTAAACAATATGGAGTTTCAACAACTTTCAAGAATAGGAACTAAATCAGTAGAAAAACTTGATGAAGAGATTACACAAATTAATGAGTCATCTCCTGAAAAATATCAAGTATTTAGAGGACAAGTAACCAAATATGATTTTAAAATAACGGAATATGGTGGTTATACAGGAACGATTACCGTTATGTCCAAAGGAAAAAATATATTAGAAACACCAATCCAAAAAGGAACACAACAAAACGCATCTTCATCAGACACCGAACCTAATGTTCAAGATTACAAAAACAAATATAGGGAAAAAATAGAAAAAGAAAAAGAAGATAGTGCTACGGACGAAAAAGAAGGAACAAGTCAAACTGAAAAAGATTTACAAGAAGATTTTAAACAAACCGAAATAGGTTTCAAAGCAGCAATTGAAAGATTGCCAGAAGTTATAGAACAATATTTAGTCGATACTAATGTTACGGGTGTAAAAGTAACACAAGATAATCAAGACCAAGGAGACGCAATTCTACCACCACAAAAAACATTAAATTACAGATATAAAAATGGTGCTATGTATTATTATTATGGTGACAATTTTCAAGTAAATCCTGATGATGACCCTTTGGTTTCACCAATAATATCTAATCTATGGGAAGACTCAAAAGAAAGATTTGAAAGTTTCGGTGATGATGAAAAAAGTTTTAAAGAAAAACTTGGTAATTTCTTCGCAATCGGTGCTAATGCAGTAGTAAGTTTAACAGCGGGTACAGTAGACCAATTATTTCGTGCGGTTGTAAAACCAATAAAAATGGCAGGAGAACAATTATTTGAAACTACTATCAACGATAGAGAAAATAAATCTCAACACTTAGTTACTTGGGGTTGGTTTGAAGACCACATACTAAATTCATTTTTCCAAGTAGAAGCACAAACAGCAAACTCAGAAAACAAAGTATTACAACAAATTCGTAGTGTTCATCAACCTTACAATTATGAAGTAGAAGAAGAAAGCACGGAAAGTATTGATGTATCTAATATAAAAATTGCACAAGATAGAATGTCAATCAATACTGATGCTGACTATCTCGTAAGTAATCGTTGTGCAAATAGTCCATCATTACAAAGTATTGGATTGGATAGTGTTGTAATTCCAGGACAAAATACTAAGTTTTTTGAGGAAGAACTTATTAGTGGTAGTCAAGCAGAACCAAGAGGACAAGTGGACTTTGGTCAGACAGCAGTTGCTGGTGGAACAGCTTTAGCGGTAGGATTAGGTGTAGCAAATCCAGCTGGACTTGCGGTTGCAGGAACTTATTTATATGTAAAAAGAAAAAATAAAATTGAAGAACAAATAGTTAGAAAACTATATAAAGAAATAGACGGAACATTTCCAAATTTCTATATAGACGATAGTAAAGAAACAGGATACATTAGAAACTTAGTGTTTGACGCAAAGTATCTACAAGATAGTTTTAAAGATATTACAAGTTTAAAACAAGGACTTAGAGATTTTTGGGCAAAAGTAAAAACCGATATGTTTGATTACAACGGATTTCAAATCACACAAGATTTAAATCACGATGGAAGAATCGGTATATCAGATTCTAAATATCAAAATCCATTAGAAACAGCAAAAGATTTATTATCACAAAAGCAACAATCAAAACCTGAGGACTTTACAGATGAAAGAAAACTTCAAAACAAAATGTTTTTCTTGCCAGTTTATACAAAAAATTCAATCGTTAGAAGTTTTTCAGTTGGGTTGAAATTAACAGACAAAGCAGCTTCTATGGCAGCTCTTGGTTCAAGTACGGCTACAGGTGATGAGGGTTCTACATATCATTATGATGTAGGAATTAAATCATTTGCACAAGCAACTCAATTGCAAAGTGGAAAAGACCCTGAATCAGTTCTAAAAAAAGATTTTTATGTAACAAAAGAACAAGAGGAACGAGAACAAAAATTAAAAGATTTAATCGTTACTGAATTACGAACTCTTTATAGTGGAAGAGGAGATAAAGGAGCAGGTGTTGAGGGAGAGTTCTTTACTGAAAAAGGAAAGACAAGAAAAATTGCAGATGATTTAGGAATTAAGTTTGAAGATGCTGAAGGAGTAGGAACAACCATAGATGAAATCACAGATAAAATTGATAATGAAAACAATACTGGTAAAGAAGAGGGAGATGATAAAGACACTCCAACATCAACAGGAGCAATCTATGATAAATACGGAAGAATGAGAAAAAAATATAAAGAGTATTTATCATCATTGTTGAATAAAAGTAAAGGCACAAATCCTAAACAAGAAGGACACTATAATTTAAACAAAACCATTATACCGATTGAATTATCTATGACATTAGACGGAATAGGTGGTTTACGAGTGGGTAATATGTTTAAAACAGATTACTTACCAGAACTATATAGAAAGTATTCTTATTTTATCATTACAGAAGTTTCACACGCAGTTGGAATAGGTGGTTGGACTACTGACATTACTGCTATGATGAAGTTGGATAGAGTTAAAATGATAGACGATGGACTTATTGCAAAAAGAGGTGGTGGAGAAAAAACT